TGATGCGATTGCGCAACTCACCTTTCAGAAGGCTTGCCCTTATGTCGGACTCAGCTACACCTGGGATGCGAAGCAAATCCCTTATTCCACCGGGCGCTATTGGGTATTGGAAGATGTTAATTACTTTGGCAGATCTACCAGTGGTCAAGTTCTGAACTATGAAACATAGTGGATTAGAAACGAACGGGGCAAACACATCCATTTTAGCCCTCTTTCTTTATATCTACTATGCTATCGTCGATTGTTATAGTCACTGAGCGTTTGACATTTTTAGCATCAGCTGTGGCTTTCACGCCACCGAACAGCCTTTCCACGAGAGTGTCGTTTGCTGCTTGTAGTTTGACTTCAGGCGCGCTTTGCTTCATCAGTCCGCCGTTGTTATAGGCAGCGTAGATTTGCTTGTAGGCGAGCTTCTCATCGCGATCAAGGATAATCGTGCGAAGCTCTTTCTCGCTCAGCCTGCGGATATCGTCTTCACCCAGTCTATAACGAAGATACAGAAGCTCTTTCAGATAATCTAATTGTGGCTGGAAGAAGTCTCCATCTTGCTGCTCAACACGAAGCGTCCGATCAAGAGCTGCGCAGAGAACGCGGCAATAGCTGGAGAAATAATCCGGGTCGCCGGTGAAATCTTCTTTGATTGAATCAGCAGCTGTTTTTAGCTTGAAAAACACCTTGATCGTCTCAGCTGCTGGCTTCGAGATGAAAGGATCGCTGCGGTGGTAGTATTGGAGGTTTGCACGAGGATTGTAGTCGGAGTACTGATTTGTTCTGCGAGTATCGAAGGCATTCTTTTGCAGAGGCGCTAATGATTTGAGAATATCAGTGCGGGTTTGTCGTAATTCGGCTCGTGCTTCTATGGAACGATGGAGTTGTGTGAGAAGTTTGGACATGGAGGGTATAAAGAAATACTGGAATATTAGGTTTTATACCTGGAGCAAAATGCGCTCGATCCTCCATCAAATGCCGTGGATATTGGCTATTTATCGTTTCTGAACACGTAGATGATCTCGTGATTTTGTTTTTCACGATCTGTCTTGAAGTTGCTATTATTGAGGGATAATTGGAATTCTTCGACGGTATCTCCAAACAATTCCTTGGCCATATCGACCATTTTTGGGTAGCCTTTGACATTGATGGCTACAAATTTTCCTGACTTTAGCGACAGTTTGATTTTTTCCAATGTTCCACGCCAGTATGTGTTATAGAAGTATTTTTCTCCTTGAGAATACGCCTGAGTTTTATCTTGCGAATATATCTCAGTATCAAAGTATGGCGGAGAACTGAAGGCAAAATCAATGGAATTTTCATCCAATTGAATTGTCTCTGAACAACCATCTACCAGAGTTGTGTTTTCCAGCTTCAAATCATCCTTCAGCTTTGTGATCGATGGTATCGTGAGCGGATCCACTCCTATGTATTTGCGATTACAAGATGCCGCACCGAGCATCCTACCGCCCCACCCTGCTGAGAAATCATACACAGTATCATTTTCCTGTGAGTATTTTAGATATATCAGCTTTGCTACGGATGGCCTGAAAAACGAAACATTCGGGGCTCTGCCAGAAGCAGTAGAGCCTTTCACAATGCTGGCATAAGATATGTTGAACCTATTTTCTTTCCTGTCTTTTGGGTTCCAATTTAACAGAAGACGATTTTCAATGACATATGTCAGGAGTTTATCATCATTGAATACATCGATTATGGAACGAGAGTTTCCACTTGTCGCACTGAAAAACTCTTTACAGTAGTATTTGCATAATTGTATGCAGTAGTTATTTCCATAACTTGCACTAACAGTTATATCTGGAACATACTTTACTAGGTCATCATATTCGCCTATAAGGTTCCTGTTGGTGAAAAAGTGAAATCCAATAGTGCGAAAGAAATCGAATATGTCTGGGACAAGAGCTTTTTTATCGGCATCGGACATTGCCTCAATGGCTTCCGCGTCAAGCGTGATGCCATTGACCACTATTGGTTTGTAGAAGTCAGGATAGTTTTTTCCAAGATAATGAACCGGGTATCCCTGTGTCCCGGTCAGCGTTTTGGCATCATTTGCCTCTATTTTTGTTTTGAACTGCAAAAATCTTGCATATTTTCTGTCAAGGTATATCGAAGAGCCCTCATATATCCAGTTCAGGAACCGCTGCTGGTTTCTATTACCACTTATTGATAGTGTGTATGTGTTTTTATCGTTAGTTTTATCGCTTTTATGCATACTGCTTGCAATGTTTAATTGGGCCATTATGTCCTTCGATATTTGTAGGAATTCTTGTGTTCCGACCATTGTGCATCCTGACGCTGCCTTATCTACGGAATGTATGGAACCATCTCCGTCAAAGTATCCGCGAATGAAATGACGATTAAGAGCCTTTGGCATCCATTTGGGATATGTTAGTGTGAGTGACTTGTTAGGGGTGCATCCGTGCTTATTTAAAGTGAGACACATATGCTTGCTGCACATATCAAGCACAGCTTCCTTTGTTTCTGTGTCGCCCCTTGCTCTACCATACAATTTTACTCGCTGAGTAGCCGTGCCTTCGTCATTATAGATGATACGAGCAAATTTCAATAGATGATCTTTATCATACTCTGCCAAACTAATGACCACACTAAAATGATGGGTCATTTGGTTGCAGCCATCAGCATACAAAAATCCAAGCATATAGGCTTTTTCTTCTGTGTCTATAGAATCAAAAAAATTCTCGTTCATAGCATACTTTCGGTGTGCTTCTTCGGCCGTTCGCCTTTTGGTATTATTGCGATCTAACGCATCACTGACCCCTCCGGAGGACACGTTCTTAAATATATCTGCAATTTCAGGACAAGAGTATCCGTCCAAATACAGACGGACAAACTCTTTCTCATCGGCAATTGGAATGCATTTCTTCGGGCGCATTCCTACTGTCTTTTTGAGCAGTTTCACAATTGAATTCTCATGCACCCCGTATTCACGGGCAAGAGTGGAGGATCCTATGCGATCTATTGAGTATTTATCCTGGATTTCCTTGCGTTGCGTATCGTTTAATTTTCCTGGTCGCATCTATGATCTCCTTCAGTACCAACACAACTAATATAACCGCCATTTTTTGCTATGTCAATGGTTGGGTTGGTTAAATGCGAGATTATTGGTACGTTGCGTAGGGCAAACAAAAAGAGGGTCGATTTCTCGACCCTCTCGTTGAGGTTAAACTGGTGCAAACCAGCTTATTTTAGGCTCATGCACCGATTATGACGCTCTTATTGCCCTTCGCAACGCCGCGTGGGTTGACTATACCAATGCCGATAATCTCAGATATGACCCAGCCCACCTTGAGCTGACGGGGTTCATCGGCCGGTATTACTTCTATGTCCTGACGGACGGGCATCACTCCTACGAATTCTGGATCTGATGCACCGTAAACCGTTCCTGGTGGAACGATCTTCGACACGATGATGTCCGCGCCCCAGAGGTGAGCATAGAGGCCCGTCTGGAGAATTTCGCGCTGCGTGACGGGGTCGATTTCGCCGCCGCCTACGCCCTGACCACCACCGGATGCCCACTTAAGGATATCATTGAATTCGTTGATGTTCATGAGGAACTTGGTCGTCACGAGGTCCCAACGGTCAATCTGAACTTTGATTTCCGCGAGATCGCGCTTGAGCATTCCTGCATCTGCGATGTCCATTACGGTGTTCTCAACGCTTGAGGCTGCATCAATGGCCGCGAAGATGTTTGCATCTTCCTGAGCCATGATTTCCTGACGTGCCTTCTGAACGGCACGGTCAATCACGTTGAAACGACGACGCTTGACTTCGGCGATACGAACGGTTGGGTTCGAGTAGATTTCGAACTCTGGAACCGTAACGCGGTCTCCGAAAACGCGTGACTCTGGACCGCTGCCGTTGCTTGAAATAACAACTGCGGCAACGTCGATATCGCGATCGTACGTGGCAAGGGCGCCCTGTGGAAGTGGGTCAACAACTAATACCCTTCTTGCCACTCCATGATAATCCAAGTTCCTACGAATTGGTGATGCCATCGCCTGTGCGAGAGCAACTTTGCCCTCTTGCGTAGCAAGAGCGCGACTAACAAGTTCATCACGACGCTCATCGTTTACACCAGGAGCCGTGAGGCCGAGGTTTGATGGAGTGTTTTCCATTAGCTCAGCATACTTGAGAATTTGAAGACCAGCTTCTTTAACTGACGAGGCGTTAATTTCGCCCTTACCGTCGAATAACATATTTGCCATTATAAACTCCGTAACGTTGTGTTTGATTTGCCGGTTGCCCAGCGAACACTGGCATAGTCAAATGACGATGTCAGATATTCTTGTACAATTGATATGCCTGATCTTTGATAGAATTGGCAAACTATTTTACACTCAAAGGTACGAATTTGTCTTTTTGACCGATTGACGGTACTAATATTGGGAATTATGTTGTAGGATAACCTACAAAATCTAATTCAATGACGAAAATTGCCAACCCAAAGAGACTGATAGAGGATTTCACAGATCGTAGATTTGACAGGCTGAT